CTCTATAGAAGGGAATGCTTCTTGGACTGCTGCCTTAGTGATACGAAATCTCTTGTGCAGTGTCTTGTTAATTGCTTTTATTAATACCTCTGCCTCACTCTCATGTAGACCTTCAAGCAGTTGAATAAACATACTCTCTACCTTCAGTGGTTTCAAGTTGTCATCACCACCTCTAAAGAATCGATAGAGTTTCTTAGACTCCTTCTCTAGTAGTGTATGCTCTGTGCCTTTAGGTGCATCGTTCTTACGATAAGGTACGTCCTCACCTAGAGGGACACGAGGTTGTAAACTCTCATCAAAGTTTATAATAAAGATCGATCTTAAACCAGGAGTATTATTATCCTGAAGGATCTTGATCTTCTGTGCTTTCGTCTTGGCATTGTGAGCCTTCTGAAGCACCTCAGAAATCATTAGTCTCATAACTTACTCATCTTCATCGTCTAGTGTATCATCTTCGTCAGTTATACGCAAGTATATTAACTCAGTTGGGTCAACTTGTCCACCGTCTGCTGTCTGCATCTCAGGATGCATAACAACTGCTGCGTAGTCTGCTCTTGCCTTCCACTCATCAAAGATGTCTTTAAGGTTCCATGATACCACAAAACCTAATAAAAAACTACCTATAGTTAGGAAGAATGCGATGTAATAGAATGAAACATCGGACATAAGAATTTCTCCCTTACTATTTGTTTTTATTTAGTAGACTTTCTTGGTCGCCCAGGTCTACGTGTTTCATAATAATCTTTTGCATCATTAATAAGGGTCTCGAAGTATTTTCTAATCTTACGTGCCTGTGGCTTAGGTAGATTACTATAAGCCTCAGTCATGTATTTGTCCCTTGCAATGTACTGTGTTAATTCATCAGACACTTGCTTAAGCTCACCCATTGAAGATGACTCTATTAATTCAGCAGTTTGTTTGCGTGTCCACTTGTTACCAGTTAGATACGACTTCATATTCAATAGGAATCTACCATTGAACATCGCTTCGTCGATTGCTCTGTCAATAATAGTATAGAGTTCCTCTGAGTTAGCGTCACTCATCATACAAATTTTCCCTCTCGAAGGTATTTAATAGTTTCGGTGCAACCACCCATCTTTTGTCCCTGTATGATAACTTGGGGGAAGGTAGCGGTCTGTCCAAACTCTTGTTTGAATTGCTCCCTTGTAAAGTTAACATTCAAAACGTATTCTGCAAAGGCCCACCCCTTGCTTTTGTAAACTTCCTTAATCTTTGTGCAAAATCCGCAACCTGGTCTTGTATAGATTGCTGTATTGCCTGGTTGAATTGTAGGTATCTCGGCCATAATTATTAGTAGTGGAAAGAAAAAAGGGTCTCTATTGAGACCCTTTATATAGTTGCGTATTAAGTTACTGTCTTAGAAAGTAAACTTAACGCCTGCTTTTGCACCCCAGTTAACTAGAGAGTCACCAGTGCTGTCCTCGTCTGTGATACCAGAGATCTCACCGTATACAGATGTTGCATCAGCGATTGCGTATGCAGCACCAACTTTACCAGAGAAGTCTAGGTCTGTATCATCAGCAGCTTCGCTGTGGTTTACAGCAGGACCACCTTGTACGTAGTATGCAAGCTTACCAGATGTATTAACTCCTTCGTAACCTACATGAATGTCTGTAGTTGCAGAAGAATACTCACCATCAGGGTAAGAAAGGTTGCTCTCAACATTCACATATGGACCAGCAAAAGCTGCACCAGCGAGTAGGAATGGAGATGCTGCAATAGCAGCGATTGTTGATTTGATTGACATGTTTTTGTTTAAAGTATCTCGCAAGGCAATAAAAAACCTGCGGATGATAGCACCCCCGACATGGGGTACTGTTGTCTTCGACGCAGGGGTACGATTGTTTCGAGTCCTTTGTTAAGAAGTATTTATACTATCACTCCTTTCGGGTTCCCGTCAAGGGGGGTTGTGACAGTTCGGCAAGTGCCTCCAGTTTCAGGAATTGCTCGTTGAGATTGTAGTAAAGCTTATAGTTTCTAGTAGTTACATAGTAACCCACGATGTCATTGCCATCGCAGTTGTAGCCATAACCTTGTAGAGGTTCCTCTACTCCGTCAATACGAAACGTTTTAGTCTTACTACCTAGGTAGTGTGAGAATTTTTCATCGAGATTAATCATCCTTCTCTGGTGTTTTGGTAAGTTTAGCACGAAGTTCTGCTTCCTGCTCGTCTGTTAAGACATTGTTATTTATCAGGGAATCCTCACCTTCTTCCTGTCTTGGGTCAATGTATTCGGCCATTGCTTCCAAATTCTGCTGCAAATCTGGTGAGGGTGCCCATGTAGCTCCCTTTGGTTTGTAGTCAAGTGACTGCACCTCTGCCATCGGACTCCTCCAGTACTTCCTCATCTTCTTAAGCATCTTCTTCTTACCCTTAGGGTCATCTTTATACTTCTCGATGATCTTTTTAAGAGTCCTTAACTCTCTTGAAGATTTCTCAAGAGATCTCTCTGCTGCGATCTCACCTGCTGTGAAACCATCAAATCCTTGTGCCATAATTACGGTGCTGCTGTGACTGATGTGACTGTTACTTTAAACTTGACTCTAAACTTAGTCCTATCGGTACCTGAATACCATACGACTGAGTTTTTATTGTGAGACTCCTGATAGAAGGCTTCTTTAGGACTCCTCTTCACGACATCCTCATTCTCCCACCAACTGACGACCCTACCCTGAGGGAAGGAGAAGTTAGACTCTTGGTCGGGATAGTATGGTGTCTGTGTTGGATCCTCAGTGATTGGATCCCTCTCTGGTGGCCATGATAGCACAAACTCTACTGCTTTTGTGTAACCTGCACCAACATTGATAACATCTATCAATTGGATGACTGCTTGCCAGTAATGAACCTGCTTAGATTCAGTAACAGTGTCAACCAATACAGGATAGAAAGTTATACCGACACGTATCTTACATGCGTCTGCGTAACTAGATCCTCCTGTGCCATGAAAATTGTCAAGAGTATAGTCATGGATGAATGTTATAGGTGAGAAGTAATTGGTCCTATTCCAAGTGCTAGTGACAGCATTAGTATATTGTGTACCAATACTGTTAGCACCTAGATTATACCACGGTACCTTCCCTCGTGCAAACGTGGTAGGTGCTGCCTTAATAAGTATGTCCTTATTAGCTGCTGAGATACCAGATCCTTGAAGGGTTTCAAACCTAGTGAAGAGAAACTCTTCTAAGAGGTGGTTGTATGTACCAGTTACACTCCTGTAAAGATATGACTGGAGTATATCTGATGACTGGTATGGATTCTTATCGTATGTATATCCTGTATCAATATATCCACCAGTAATACTAGGCATCAGGTTGTTGTTAAGCATCCTAGTGTTGCCTGGCAACTGTGGATTCTGTTGCATGGTACCATGCATCCTAACTGGTGCACCTTGTGCCCAAACATATGTGTATGGATATCCAGGATCAGGGACTGTATCCTCAGGCCATGCAACGTTAACACCATTAATATAATGCCATCCTTGAGCATTGATACCTGAGGTATGCGTTGGTGCTATTAAACCTGCTGATATATTCTGGACTGCTTGGAAAGGACCATAAGTTACTGGGTTTTGTGGATCAGTTGTGTTGTCAGTATATAATACTCGATCACCCTTAGTGTAGACAGTACTATTAGTCCATGCTGTTGGTGCAGGTAACGTGTCTCCATACTTAGAGCCAGGCTCCCACTCAAACTCTTGTCTGTTAGTAGGACGGAATGAGAATGCTATACCTGTGACCTCACCTTCACCAGCAGGTGCTTGAATCTGTTTAACAGTTGGGTTGCCTCCAGTAGATCCAATAACATTATCATGTGATAGTGTGCCTAACCTTAGTTTAAAATTACTATCAAACTCTGTGGTCTCAAGATTATAGAAGGCACACTCAAGTGCTATGTCTCCTGTAACAGGACCAGAATCTATACTAACCAACTGTAAGGTGAGAGTATCATCTGTTGCTAGTGTGATGTCCTGATCATATAGATCTGCACCTAACTTGGGCCAAAACTTTGCTTCGTATTGCTTCGTGAAAAGATCAACACCATTCTTCTTCATCTTCATGGTGAATTTCATACAGTCACCAAACAATCCACCAACTATACCGCCCATTGATATAAACCTAAAGCTACCACCACCAGGTGCTGCCTCTATAGTCTGATCATCATGTAATCTAATAGCATACCCTCCTGTGCATGTATCACACTCCCAATCCACATCATTAGTCTGGAAGTTAGGTAGTTTCTCACCACAATCCATACGTCTGACCATGACATCCTTAAAGGACTCCTTAAGTATTCTAGTATCACACTTGGTCTTGGTATCAATCTTCCTGAATACCTTAGGTGGTGCTTGCACACCATAGACATAGCATTGGACACCTTCATACTTGAAACCACCATAGGTCCACCCAAGTCTATGCCAGAATCTTAAATCATTATAGTCATCATCACCATTAAGAAGATCCTCCCAGTGTTGTTGTGACTTACCATGCCACTTAGTATGCTCCTTGTCATTAGGATTCCATAGTCTATCACTAAACATACAGTAGTTATTCTGTGATGAATTGATACCTGTGCCTCGGAATCCTCCGTCGTATGGAGCATTCAATGGTTCAAATGTTATCTCTTGGTTAGCAGTCAGTGTATTTGTATTAGCACCATTAGGTATCAGGAAGAATCCCATTGTCCCACCATTATACTGCTTCATCTTTGCAGTTGGTACGTATGCAGAATACATTTCAAGACCACCTCTAGCACTGGTGACTACAATCCTTCCCCATTTAGGACCAGTCTCATCTGCTAGGTAGAATCCTGTAGCACTATTGTAACTAGAGTCACCCTTCTCAACGTCCATCTCTATGTTGAGGTCAGCAATAGGATCTGCTGGTATCCTGTAAGCATATCTGTCTGGTATCTTCTTAGGTAATCCTCCGATGTAGTCACCATCAATAGCATACTTGTGATCGAATGGGTTGGAGCTAAAGAATCTATGCAATGACTCTGCTTGCTCACCCTCTGCTAGGTAACTATTCATAGCAGTAGCAGTAGGGAATACGTGACCTATAACCTCACCAGATCCCATGCCATTAGCATTCATCATTGCTCTCTCACCTGCACCCTCAGAGTCTGGAGATCCTGGGTTAGTAGTGAGGAATGTATCTACCTTACTACTTGAATAGAATCTAAACAATTTCCTAGTGACACCAGGTATCTCATCCCTAAGCACCCAGAATAGAGGGTCTGTCTGAGTTAAACTATACCCTGCCTTAGCACCTTGGTTATCATAAGCATGATCTCCATTTATATTTGCATTGGTGATGATGAAGTTAGCATTACAATCAGTGCCATCCAAATCCCTCATGCATATTCTGGTATTGTTATCAACGATACTAAACCCACCAGAGTTACCATTCATAGTGATAGATGTGGTACCTGCTCCAGTAATATTAAGTGTCTTAATCTCTTCACCAGATCTACCAGTCCTTGTCCATGTTAAACCACCCATCTGTATAGTGTCGATGGCGACATCATATGTCCACGGTCTATCATTCCACTGAAGTTTAAGTACCACCACTGCGGATCCAGTACCAGTTGCAACTAAGTTTCCACTAGCATCAAACTGAACACTAAGAGTCCCATTGCTAAGAGTTGACTCATAGACAGGTATCCTATCAGGGAAACAGTTCTCTACACATATCTCAGACTTGTTACCACTCCATCCTTGAGGCCAGTATGCTTCACAGTCTGCCTTGGGTGGCTTCCATCCACCACCAAAGTAAGGTCTGAACATACACTCAAGTGCATTACGTACACACTCATTCCATTTATCATCCTTGTCTGATCTGATCTTACAATATAATTTCTCTTTAGTTTCTATATTCTCCCACCATCCTGGTGGTCCTTTACCATCTTGTGAGTAGTCAGGTAACTCTCTTGCTTTTGATTTCTGTAGGAGAGAGAACACCTCATCACATTGATCGTCTGGGTCACCAGTAGTAACGATCCATGTCATATCTCCTGTAGTAGGCCACTTAATTGTCAGAGTTGGAGTGGGATGCTTCAACCCAATGAGATCCAACACTGGACCTGGTCCATCTATTAAAGGTATCCTAAGAGTAGGTGGTGGCGGTGGATCAAGATCAGGTGGTGGAGTTAGAGGTGGTAGTGTTGGATAACATCTACCAACTAACTGTTGAATAATTTCAGGAGGTGTAAGAGGTTCCTCTGTTGGTGGTGGATCGAATGTTGGTGGTGGAAAGAGTTGGTCTAATGGGTTAGGTTCTAACTCAGGTGGTAACGCATAACATCTTCCAACTAAATTTCTTATTACATCTCCAGGCTCTGGACCTGGTGTTGTACCTGAGGATCCAGTCCCAGGTGGGGTCGCAGGATTAGCTCCGTCAAGAGGATTTGGTACCAACAATGGTCCCATATCATCGTAACATCTTGCTACTATATCTCTAATATCCTGAGCAGACATAAACTATTATACCCTACACTATATTTAGAGCAGTGGAATGAGAGAAAATGAATCGTCAGGGACTGAAGGCTCATCTAAGATATCAAATCCTATTGTGATCCTAGGTCCACTGTAATCATTATTCACTATTACTTTATGAATCCTATCACCTGGTCCAAAATATATGTTACCTACACTATTGTTTATAAAGTATTCTTCTTCCCCCTTGAAGACTGTTGTAGTGTCCTTAGGATCGATACTTACATACCCATGCCAAGGATAATCATGTCCATGCCAATCTAATACTTCATTAGGAGTGTGATAATTTATCCACGACTGTATCCATAATGGTTGACCGTCCTCCATCTTACATGTGACAGGATTCATACTGTTTCTAACTATAGTCCTGATATCTCTGTAAAGTAACCAGAATAAAGGACTAGGTGATGTCAATGCGAACACATTATAAAAACTAAAGCCAGACTGGTGCTCAGTCTGACTTAGAGTTGAGTCATGATTAGGAAAGGTATTCTTAAACAATCTATAGGCACGAGCAACCTGATGTTTTAATTCTTCTGGTTGCTTTACTACTACTTCAGATTTATACAGACTCCAGTCCTTACCGTAATCAATTCTTACTGGTGGTAGGTTTCTAAATTCAGTGGGGGTCATATCTATTGATGACTGAGTATACTATGATCAAACAAATAAGTCCGATACAAATTACAGGTAAAATTAAATGCATAACTAACTCCTAGTATAGGGTGAATCAGGTGGGTCTACTTTACCAATCCAGTGTGTTGCTGGAATGGATTCATAGTGTCTCCCTAACAAATTGTAATAACAATTCATTACGGATGGGAAAGAGAAGTAACTATAGTTATATGTCTTACCATACATCCTAGCGTTTGCCATAGATGAATTCATACATAGTTGTCTCCAGTTACCCTTCTCACCCATCTCTATAATATTATTTAATGTCCTCTTATGAATCATTAACTCAGGACTATTCCATAACTCCTTAGCATACTCCCAGAAAGGTGTGTTATATACTGATCCCTTAGAGTAATGGTATAAAAGGAAGGCAGCATTCTCTTCAATGTCTCTCTGATTCTCCTTAACAATAGTATCAAGAGGTATCCCTTGATTAATATGCTGCATGGTACGGTCTGCCCATACCATATAACCTGTGACAGATGTAGCTTCCATTGGTTCAATGAAGAAGTATTTGTTTCCATTGAGGAAGATCCTATCATCGATGACAGGATTCTTTGCCATGTAATTATGGAAAGATCTCCAACCAATTATCTTATGCTCACCAAACTGTTCTTCAAAATTCTTTAATGCATCCTCGTCAGATGTTATCTCTGTATTAAATAGGTATCCAACTGATGTCCTACTCTGCAATGGTATACGGAAACACCACCCATCTTTAGTAGCAATAGTCTTAGTCGTGCAGAAGACATCACTATAAGGATCAGTCTCGGCCAGTAGTACTCTGTTGAGAGGATTTATCAACGTCTCGTAGTTCTTGAATGACTGTGAGGTGCATTGCTTACCACTGAAGGGTGATCCTCCACAATCATAGATGTAATTGGCATCAATATTATATCCTACCTTACCTTCCTTGAGTGTAAAGTATTGTCCCATGTCATCACAGAATTTCTGAGGATCAAAGTGCATTGAGACTCTATGCATTCCAAACTCATGGAACCATCCACCTTCATTCTCTCCCCATCCTTCATAATCTATACCTGTCTTGACTGTTTGATCCCAGTCTGCACTCTTCCAAGTCGGCCAACAGCGTGGGTCTGACGTTTGAAAATCTACTAGCATGTCAAGAAGGTTAGGCCAAGACCCTGATCCTACTGGTTCAATTGGTGACTCAGGATCATAATGGATTTCGATCTCGGTCCTAGGATAGTGTGCTCTCCATGCCATAGCAGTTATAATACCTGCTAATCCTTTACCGATTATAGCAATCTTCATAAAAAAAGAGGGTCATTAGACCCTCTTACTATAACACATGAATTGGAATTAGCCAACAGCAGGTGCGATTAAAGCAACTTCACTGGTCTCAGCAGCTGCCAAGTCAAGTGGGAAGTTGTGTGCATTTCTCTCATGCATAACTTCCATACCTAGGTTTGCTCTGTTAAGAACGTCTGCCCAAGTTGGGACAACCTTACCAGATGAATCAACAACCGACTGGTTGAAGTTAAATCCATTCAAGTTGAATGCCATTGTGCAGATACCCATAGAGGTTAACCATACACAGATCACAGGCCATGAAGCAAGGAAGAAGTGAAGACTTCTAGAGTTGTTGAATGATGCATACTGGAAGATTAAACGTCCGAAGTATCCATGAGCAGCAACTATGTTATAGGTCTCTTCTTCTTGACCAAACTTGTAACCATAGTTTTGAGAGTCTAGTCCAGTTGTTTCTCTGATTAGAGAAGATGTAACTAGAGATCCGTGCATAGCACTGAAGAGTGCTCCTCCAAACATACCTGCTACACCTGCCATATGGAATGGGTGCATAAGAATGTTGTGCTCTGCTTGGAATACAAACATAAAGTTGAATGTACCTGATATACCTAGAGGCATACCATCAGAGAAGGATCCTTGACCGAAAGGATACACAAGGAAGACTGCGAATGCAGCAGATACTGGTGCAGAATATGCAACACAGATCCAAGGTCTCATACCTAAACGATATGATAACTCCCACTGTCTGCCCATGTATGCAGAGATTCCGATAAGGAAGTGGAAGATTACTAACTGATATGGACCTCCGTTATACAACCACTCATCAATTGTGGCAGCTTCCCAGATGGGATAGAAGTGTAATCCGATAGCGTTAGAAGATGGAACTACAGCACCAGAGATGATGTTGTTACCATACATGAATGAACCAGCAACTGGTTCACGGATCCCGTCGATATCTACGGGAGGAGCAGCGATAAACGCCACGATAAAGCAAGTAGCAGCAGCTAACAAGCATGGAATCATTAGAACTCCAAACCAACCAACATAAATGCGGTTGTTTGTACTCGTAACCCACTCACAAAACTCGCTCCATCCTGACAATAAACCTTGCTCTCTTCTTGAGATTGAAGTCATTGAAATTAAAAGAACATTTGTGTGCGGTATGATAAAGACATTGTAACCCCGTGGTCTTGGTTAGGGGGATGATGATGTGTCTAATTCAAGACACTAATACTATATATGAAGTTTTGTATCTTGTCAAGCTACGTGTGCCAGTTCTGTGAACCGCCTCCTTCCCAAGGTGAATGCTTCTTAATATAATCTATCTCTGACTGTGCATTTTCTGAACCACCTACATGAAATGGATTGTTTCTTGCCGTTGCAATCTCGTACATCTTCTGATGTATATCTGCTGCTTCTTCCTCTGGTCGAGGGTTTTCTAAGTCTTTATTAGTTGCCATGGGCCATGAATCATAAGGGTGTGGTACATCATCAAACCATTCATCTAATGGTAGTCTGTGTAATGGAGGTTTCATCCTTTGTAATCGTGGAAGTCTAGTTTTAATACAGGTTCGTCATCAAATAGGATGTCGCCTGACTCTTGTGAGCTAGACCATTCCTCATCATCTAAGGGTGATTCCCAAGGTTCTCTTTCCATTAGCAATCACATAGGTTAGGGTGCTCACCTGTAGCACAATAATATGCAGGTATTGCTACGTCATCACAAGTGTATGAGTCTGGGACTCCTGGTGGACTGAAATTACCCATGCCTCCATTAGTACATCCTACTAGCAATGGTACTAAAAGTAATAGTTTCTTCATTTTAATAGTGCAGGTACATCTCCGTCGCCATCATCGTCAGTATCATCCCAAGGATCATCGATCTGTTGACCGTTACTGATACGATTCTGTAATGATTGTAGCATAGGATCTTGTGGTTTAAATTTAACCACCATTAGTTCGTCACCTTGCTTAACGTCTGCCATCTCAGGATGGATAGCACGTGTAACCTGTCTCTTCTCTACTACAGGTGTGCTTAACTCCTGAGCTGCTTTAAAACCACCAGACATCAACCTCAATGCATTATAGAAGAGGTAGATGCTGATGGCAATGTATATTAGTGCAAACATGTGTTAGTCCTTATTACTAACCCACTTACCGTTAACTAGTTTTTTAACTTCACCTCTGCGAAGTCCAGTGCTCTTCGCTTTCTTAACAAACTCCTTGTAAGTAGGACTGTCTTTAGAATGCCCGACCTTTTTCTTGCCGTGCATCATTCTATCTTTCTTATACTTTAACTCACTCTCATTCTCTTCTCTTTTCTTACGAGTCTTCTCGTCATCAAAGGTATCACCATACTTCTCCCACAACCAAGGCTTATACTTGGAATGCTTGTCAAAGATTTCTGGTAAGATGTTCATGAGAATACAGTATCTTGCAGGTATTTATGCATCGTTGGCATTTGCCTAGCGAGTTGCTTTCTTATATTATACTGGTGTTGCCACATCTCTACTGTATCTTTTGATACCAATTGAGGATAATTATGATACGCATAGCGTCTCTTGTTTATATTTGTATACTCTGAGCCAGCAAGGATGAAGGTGATGGGTGTCTGATCGTGAGGTACAGGGTCATCACTTGTCATCTGAAACTTAACAAACTCATGGGTAGCAACACCACTCTGGACATCAACAGTCTTATATTGTATCTCATCTGTCACCTCTCTCCAGAAAGGTGTGTCTCTTCTACTTGAATAATAATAGTGTGCCTCTACAAACTCCTTCCATCCATCTAGATGCTCTCTCATATTATGATTGTATATGTCACGTTCAAACTGACCTGGATTATCATTTAATATATCAATGAGTGAAAGTATACCATGATGTGTATTGAATAGTGATGTAGATTCTAATGGTTCAATGAATCCATATGACAATCCAATCTTCACACAGTTACCGACCCATGCGTCCTCGTATCTACCATTCTTAAACTTAATTACTTTACCATCACCAAACTCTTCCTTCGCTTCCTCTTCAGTCTGATGCTTGCTTGAGAATACATATCCCTCTGAGATAAAATCCCACGTTGGTATTGTCCACTTCCAACCAGCACTCATACCCTTAGCATTGGTATAAGGTACCATCTCCTTATCTTTATCAGTATATTCTTTCCTTCTTACAATAGCAGTGTCAGTACGAATGTTTTCGTATGGTACCCAACGACTCTGTGCTCCACCTAATGTAGATGCTTGCCCAGTACAGTCGATATAGAGATCTGCATCAATTGACGGTGCCCTGAGGTCAGTCGGCCCTCTCTCCAGAAAGACACCTGATATTCGTCCTCCGTTGTAACGTACTGAGTCAACCTTACTATCAACCACTGTAAGAGTATCACAGAAAGTCTCTTGTAAATAGGCAGAGAACTTAGCACCATCGATGTGGAACGCTCTGTCTTTAGAAATGTCATAGGGAAATAATGCTCTATCATTCATAGGAAGCTTCCCTTCCTCCGCAATAGTAACGAAGGGCATGAAAACATCTGCGAATGGTGGACATATGTCAGGGTAATAAGCCTTAGCAAGCATCCAGTTATGCATCTGTGGTTGCTTAGATATTGACTGTCCATTAGGGTAATGGAAGACATGACCTATGCTATGAAAATCCTCAAACCTAGATGATGATTTGTATGTTGCACGTGCCTCTCTAAGGAAGGTCTTATCATCAATACCCATGAAGTTTAGGTACTGATTGACATGTGGTGTCAATGATTCACCAGTCCCTATAGGTGCACCACTTCTTATCATAGTGATGTCCCAGTTAGGGTATGTTTTACACAGTGCAGCAGCAGTCATCCAACCAGATGTACCACTACCAACAATAACAATCTTCATGGTCTATCAAATGTAATATTAAATGATACACTGATACGAGTATGTCTTGACACATTCGTATGTATACCGTGGGTTAAGTAACCAGGAAATAGTAACAACTTACCTTGCACTGGTGGCATGTCATAATAGTTTGGTTGATTAGACCAAACAGTAGTAGTTGCTGCTAACGCAGGTGTTTGAAAATATAAATTACCATCGTCTCCAGTAGTCTTATAATAGTACACACCAGAAAGGTCTGAGTGACCGTGCTGATGTGAAACACCATACTGTCCTGGCTCAAACCTTGCCATCCAACTGGCAGTCACATGAAAGTCTTCACGTCCAGTGAAGATACGCACATGATCTTTTAATTCGTTATCAAAACTCTCAGGTAATATATTATCTAAGAAGTTTGGATCAGATATAAGATGAGTATTCCATAGGTTTTGCCATTCAATACCCTCCTCTACCTTATCAAAATCCTCTTGTATGGTGTCATAGTTTGACACCTTCTCTGAATATACTCTTGTCGGGAATAGATCCGTAATCATTTCTTCCACTCATCATATCCTTTAAGTATAGCATCACATGCCATCTTAAAGTAGTCACCTGCAAATTCCTCAACCTCTTTCTGCAACAAACCATTCTCTTCGGTGGGAAGATAAGGATCTAGTTTGCCTTCCTTGACAAACCAATGCGAAAATTCATAGACAGATTTGTCTAGAGTTATATTACGAGATGCAAAACATCCAAGGCATAGCTTTCTTTCTTCAAGCTTACCATCGTCAATTCTCCAGTCATCAATCATCACTTACCATCCTAAGTTTGCTATAGATCTCCTCCTTCTGCATCATTTGAGCGATGCTCATGAGGAAGTTAGCTTTCATTCTACTAAGGTTCTTGTATTTGGTCAAGGGAATCCACTCTTCCTTGTGACAGTATTCTAACCTGTACACTGGTCATCCAAACGTTACTCCAATAGTAATTATAAGACCAAGCTCCATGAGTGGATGCCATCCATGTGGTACTGTAATTAATAGTGATGCTAACCCTGCCATATCATATCAGGCATCTGCTGTGCCCCTGGTCTGTTTGTAATTAATAGTATGAAGTATCCTACGAACCAAATTATATTAAACAACCATGCTTGTCTCCAAAAATATTTCCTAACTGCCATAGATCTAAGCACTTGAGGTGCTTTGTCTTGTGCTCTGAAGATAGACTCAATAATAAATGCAACGATGCATCCTATCACCAATGGATAGAATACAAAGTTGGCGAAAGACATAATAGAAATTAAGAATATCATTGTAATACTAATGAAAATACATTAGTGTATGCTGTTGCTGCAAGAATGCATCCGAAAACTATAAAAGGCATGTTAAGCTCCTGTTGGTACGGTTTGTAGTGCTGGTATTCTTATACCCTTACCACCATCTTGATCATCGTCATCATCATTGATGGCACGAAGAATCAATTCGACTAAAACTAAAGCAGCCATAGGATAAAACATCCATAAGACTGCTACTAGTGGTGATATTGTGTCTTGGGCGGCTAAAAAGTCGTCCATGTTTGTTACGGTTTCTTAATATTTGAATAAGTATTTATACTTTAGAATATTTAACTAAAGTATGTAACCTTTGTGTAGACAGCGAATCCAATCCAGAAGGCTACCATTGTAAACCTTCCGTTTGCTCGTGCCCATAGGTCAAGTGCTTGAGAACCATTCATTAGAATATACCTGGAATGATTTGACCTGTTGTGATGTATGCTCCAACGCCTGCGACGAAACCGATCATCGCCATCCAACCGTTAAACTTTTCTGCTTCTGGTGTCATTTTCTTAGATTAATAGGGGTAGAAATTTAAAGAGACCTGCCTCGACTAGGCAATCCCTGGTATAATCCATCCGAAGATGGCATAGTTATGGACTGCTGCAAAGAGACCAATCATCGCTAGGCGACCATTGAGTAACTCTGCATTCTTCCAGTAACCTTCGTAATTCTCAACGTATTCCATCTGAGGTTGGTTAGCAAAGATGTTTTGCTTACCATACTCAGTAACTGTATTACGTTGTGCTACTGATTGTGTCATGCTGTTAACTTATGTTAAGTAACGTTACATAATTATATAGCAAAGGTTAAATTTCTGTCAACCCCTATCAGGGTGGGTTACCACCAATTAGACATCGTTATTCATGTCATCAGGAAAAGTTATCACGTCAGATGACAGTCCAGCAGCGTAGTCTGCACCGAATGTGACTGTGCCATCAGTAAGATCATCTGTATTGATAGTGATGTCATCATTAAATGTGATAGCATCTCCTAACGTAGTGTCAGGTACAAATGTTATTCCTGTATCAGTATGCTTTACTCTTCCACCTACAGACTTAAGGTTACTATATGCTGCAAGAATATCTTCTAGGACATTCTCCTCAAAGTCACCATCTAATGCTGCTGTAAGTGCTTCCTTTGCTGCTGCGATAGCAGTCTCTAGTTTGCCATGTAATCCACAAGTCATTGTCTTGATCTCCGTAATGTGTGTAGGTGTTCTATGATGTCATCTCTGATCCACATCAATTCATTATAGCACTTCTGGTTGTGAGCACAAGTGCGTAGTGATGTGTCTGGTTTATGGACGGACTCAATAAAAATATCGAGTGCACGATTCCACAACTCATCCTGAGTTTCTTTCGGGATTGCCCCTTGATCTTGCATTGC